CAGATGCAAACAGTGTTTGATGGATCTATTCCTATTGTTACTATGGAACTACAGTTCAAAGAGACAACAAAACTTACACGTGTGGATATGGAAGGTGCATCGTTTGCAGAGAAAGACAATGCACTTCAGACAAACAGTGGTGTATTCTCCAGAGATACTACACAAGACAACAAAGCAGAGGTTTCATTCTAATGAGTTTGTTAAAAAGATTGCCAGAGTTATTATATAACTTTTCATCTACACCTCTTGACCCAGACTTTCTTGTGGTCAAAAATATATGGAGACGTGCTGAGATATTAACTGAGTTTAGATCTGAGGTAATGTTATTCACAGAGGTTACAGTTCGTGATGGTGAGAAACCAGAAGATGTTGCAACAAGATATTATGGTAATCCATTTTATAACTGGACTATATTGATTGCGAATGATATAACTGACTACTATAAACAGTGGCCACGATCAATAACACAACTACAGGAGTTTATTAGTAACAAATATAATAATCCTGCAGACACAAAGCATCACGTAACCACAGAGGTTAGAGATGCTAGTAATAATATAATTGTTCCTGCGGGTAAAATTGTTCCATCTAACTTTGCTATAAGTTATTACGATGGAACCAATACTGTTACTGCTAATCCAGTGGTATCAATTACAAATTCTGCTTATGAGTTTGATTTGAATGCAGAGAAACAAAGAATACAAATAATTAAACCTAATATCATAGAAGATTTTGTAGATGCATATTATAAGATATTAGGTAAGGGTAAGATAACCACAGTAGGAACGTCAGGTTCAGACATACAGATGTAAAAAAAGGGGTCGTAAGACCCCTTTACTATTAATCATCTTTTGCTAGTTGAGCAAAGTAGGATAACGTATCCTCCTCCTCTTTTGGTTCGGGAGTTGCAACAGCAGCAGGAGTTGCTCTCAACTCTTCATACTGTGTCTCCTCATCCGTTTGTTTAGAGTAGTTCCCCTTCAATGTTGAATCAAGACGATACTTGAGTTCTTCATATGTTTTGAACTGGTCATCAGCAGTAAATGCTGTCAAACTATGCTCTCCTTTCCAGATTGCTTCCAACTCTTTGTCGTTGAAGTCACCTAATGTAGATGATTCAGCAAACTCAGACTTGTCGTAGTTCCAGAACCCTGCAACTCTTGTAATCTTGAGTTTGAAGTCAGCACCCTTCCAGAAATCGAATGGGTTTACTGGTGTCTCATCCTCAAATGCGGGTTGCATTGATTCCATGATCTTATCAAAGATCTTCTTACCATATCTGTATAAGAATACTTTGCCTTCGTTAGAAGGATTTGCACTATCCTTAACAACATAGATGTTGCTATAGTAAGATAGTTTACGCTTTTGTTTGCGTGCTTGATCTCTCTGTGGAGATCCCTCTGCTCCTGCGTTCCATAGTTCTCTATTGAGATCAGAAACAGGATCTTTCTTACCTAAAGTTGTAAGGGAGTTCTCGATATACCAACCACCTGGTCCTTGGAAGGCATGACTCCAAACTTGTGCCCATGGAAGGTCTTCTCCATCGGGTGCAGGGAGAAATCTGATTACAGCGTAACCATTTCCTGCTTTATCGACCTCTGGTTTCCAGAGACGCTCATCAGGTCCTTGTTTTTGTTCGGACTTGTTGAGATTTTCTGCTTTAGAAAGCAAGTCTGTAAATGAAGACTTCTTAAGTGAAGCAAATGACATACGTATTCTCCGTATTAAATGTATTGTGTGTATTCATAACAAAAAAAGGGGGGAGGTTGGATTACTGTATACCAACAAAAGAGAGGGCATTACTACAGTGTAAAATACTCTCTTTGCCTGAGACCCGACTGGTAAGTCGATTCTGACTCGCATCAGCAGCACCACCTGTGTCTCATCACCTTAACTAGCGGTTGCCAGTAAGTTTATTCAGTCACTCCCATGTTGCGTCCAACAAATATAATATAACAATAAAAAAGGGGTATGTCAACCCCCTAAATCTTAAGTAATTATTAAGGTTATTTTATACCCCATATTCTATCGCAGTAATCCTTGATAGAGCGATCAGACGAGAAGAATCCTGAGTTAGCAATATTCTTTAAAGACATAGTGTTCCACTTTTGACGATCCAACCAAGTATTTGAAACATCATCTTGAACTTTTGAATAACTATGGAAATCTGCCATAACACAGAAAGGATCGTGGTAAATTAAATTATCAACTAAAGGACTAAACATACTTGTATCTCCTCCACTAAAATGTCCACCTTTAATAAGATTGATTGCTTCCCATGTTTCTTCATCCATATGATTTTGTGGATAATAACTATTTTGCCATAACTCTTCTATTTCAGATTCAGTTTTACCAAATAAGAAGAAGTTCTCCTCTCCTACAAGATCTCTGATCTCTACGTTAGCACCATCTAATGTTCCTATAGTTAGAGCACCATTCATTTGGAACTTCATATTACCAGTTCCTGATGCTTCTTTACCTGCTGTTGATATTTGTTCTGAAAGATCTGCTGCAGGATATACCATCTCCCCTAGTTTCACACTATAGTTTGGTAGGAATATAACTCTTAACTTTCCATCCATATCTGGATCTTTGTTTACTACTTCAGCAATATTACAAATGAATTGTATGATTAGTTTTGCCATATAGTAACCTGGTGCTGCCTTACCACCAAATATTACTGTGCGAGGAACGAAGTCCTTTCCGTTTTTGATTTTTAAATATTGAGAAACAACCCAGAGTGCCATAAGGTGTTGACGTTTATACTCGTGTATTCTCTTAACTTGAATATCAAACATAGAAGAAGGATCTACTAATACTCCAAGATTATCGAAAATATAATTTGCTAAATTATGTTTACCTAATAATTTTGTTTCTTCAATTTTAGATAATAAAAGTTTATCGTTCTCCCATTGCTCTAATAATTTAAGGGATTCCATATCAGTAATCCAATCAGGACTTGAGTACTGATCAAGCACCTCTGATAATCCAGGATTACACGAAGCAACCCAACGACGAGGAGTAACACCATTAGTTACATTCGTAAATTTATGTGGCCACAGATCATAGAACTCTGGCATTAGTTTTGTTTTGATTAATTCAGAATGCAATGCAGCAACACCATTTACATGATGGGATCCTACGGTAGCAAGGTGTGCCATACGAACAGATTTACTCCCTTCTTCTTCAATGATGGATAGTTTAGATAACATACTATCATCGCCAGGATATTTAAGTCTTACTACTTGTAAGAATCTACGATTAATCTCATATATTATTTCTGTATGTCTTGGTAAAAGAGTTTTAAATAATTGTAGATCCCACTTCTCTAATGCTTCTGGCAACAGAGTATGATTAGTATATGCAATGGACTTAGTTGTTATCTCCCACGCTAAATCCCATTCAACATGTCTTTCATCGACAAGTAATCTCATTAACTCTGCTACTGCAACAGAAGGATGAGTGTCATTTAATTGAACTTGCCAATGCTCTGGAAACTCCTCTACAGGTATTTCTCTCTTATCAAGACTTCTCAACATATCCTGTATCGAAGCACTAACAAAGAAATGTTGTTGTTTTAATCTTAGTTCTTTACCTGCACTTGTACCATCATTAGGATATAGAACCTTAGAAATAGTCTCAGATGAGACACTTTGTTCTACAGATCCCATATAGTCACCAATATTAAATGCATAGAAATCAAATGTTTCTGTAGCGTCTGCTCTCCACAACCTCATTCGATTACAGTTATCAACTTTATATCCTAACTGAAGGATATCATATGGAACAGCAATAACCTGTTCATCAGGAACCCAACGAACTCTACTATTACCTCTGTCGGAAATATAATGCTCTACTCTACCACCAAATCCAACTAACACAGACTCGTCTGGATGACAGAGTTCCCACGGCCAATCTCCGTGCAACCAGTTATCAGTAACTTCTATCTGTTGATTATTTCTTATCTGTTGCTTGAATATGCCATACTTATATCTTATACCATATCCTGTCGCAGGAACCTTCAGAGACGCTAGAGACTCCATATAGCAAGCAGCAAGACGACCAAGACCACCATTACCAAGTCCTGGTTCTTCTGCTACATCTAAAACTTGTTCTAAAGTTAAATCATATTCATTTAATGCTATCTTTGCTTCTTCTATTATCCCTAGACTAAGTAAATTATTATTTAATTGCGGTCCTATTAAAAATTCTGCTGATAGATATGCTACTTCTTTCTTAGAAGTTTTTTTCATATCTAACCAATAAGTCATCATCTGATCTCTGACAGCATAACTCAATGCCATATAGAAATCATGCAAAGATGCGTTCTCTGGATGTTTACCTAATGTATAAAATAAACGTTCTTTTATACCATTAGAAAGGGTACTAAACTTCTTCAACTTTTTTCTTCTTACTACCTATATTATACTTCGTCTCTAGAATCCAGTCATTTTTGTCTTTATATGCTAATACTTTGATTTGATTCAAAGGAGCAATATCTTGTATTTTGTCGGTGTCTACAATACCAATTAAACCCCAATCAGCAAGAAGCTGAGCAATACGATTCCTACGCTGAACATCATTAGGAGTAAGGTTAGCGTGTTTTCCATCAAGAGCAAAAAGTTCTTTAAAGTGGACAAGATAGTACCTCCCTTGCTTATGAAGTATGTGGCAACTTTGATATATCTTCTTTTCTTTCCTACTTGCTACACCAATTCTTGTGAGAGTTTCTCTAACTTTAAGAAAATCGTCTGGTTCATTAAGTAAAACCTCAACCATTTTCTCTGGCGACCAGGCTACTTCAGGTTCTCTAACAACACTCATCGTTTTCCTCCAGTTTCAAATTTCGATTTTATAAAATCAAGTTGTTCTTGTGTTAGAATTCTCAAAGCTTGTTTTGCCTTTTCATTACTATATCCATAGTAACGTTTTACATAATCAAGATCTTTGATCGTATCTTTACGGAGCCAAGGAGAGAATCTCTTCTTAGTTCTGAGTGTATTTAGCAAAAAATCATATTGAAGTTTCTTTTGCAAAAGAGGGTTCATATTCATCTCATTTGCAAACATAATTGCATCAAGATGACCAGAGAAACATCTATTAACAATATATGCAGGATACTCTTTTTCTAGAGAGGGATCTTCATCTATTAAGTTTTTCTTTGATAAATTTATTGAGTTTAACCAGTCTTTTAATTCAGTGCTCATATTTTTTTAATTCATTTGTAACCTTATCAAGAAGATCTTGATGATAATCATACCATACTGTTGCATGAAATGGCATATCTCCTCTTTCTTGATATGGAACATAAGATCTTACAAAACTCAAATGGTTGCGAAGCATTTTCAATTGATCATAATTTAGTTCTATCACGCAGTAACCTCTACTGTACAGGAACAAACAAGGTTTCGATCTCCATATACATTATCGATCCTTGATACTGCTGGCCAGAATTTATTCTTCTGGTTAACAGGGAAAGATGCCTGTTCTCTACTGTAATTAAAGTCCCAAGCACCTGCTATCATTCTAGCAGTATGAGGTGCATTTTTCAAGATGTCTTTATTTGTAAAGATTTCTATTCTTATCATTTCCATTGCTTTAACAAACCTTTTTAGTTCATCAAGAGATTCACTTTCAGTTGGTTCTACCATCATAGTATTTGTAACTGGCCACGATAATGTAGGAGCATGAAAACCATAGTCCATCAATCTCTTTGCAACGTCTTCTGCTGATACAGGTAAATTGCGACAATCAAATATACATTCGTGTGCAACCCTACCATTCTCTGCTTTATATAAAACTTTAAAGTCTGAATCTATTTTATGTGCCAACCAGTTAGCAGACAATAATGATATTTCACTTGCCTTTCTTAATCCATCTTCTCCCATCATACGAATATACATCCAACTGATTGGAAGAATACTAGCACTACCTGTTAGAGAAGAAGATACCCTATGTGTTACAAAAGGTGTCAAATGTGTTGCAACCCCAATAGGACCAACACCTGGTCCTCCACCTCCATGTGGAATACAGAATGTCTTATGCAAATTAAGATGACATACATCTGCACCATAATCACAAGGTTTTGCCAATCCAACTTGAGCATTCAAGTTTGCACCATCAAGATACACTTGCCCACCATTATCATGAACAATCTTACATATATCTTTGATAGTTGGTTCAAATACACCATGAGTTGATGGGTATGTAATCATAATACAAGACAACTCAAAAGTGTTCATTATTGCTTTCTTCTCTAAGTCTTCCATATCGATATTACCATCGTCGTCGCACTTAACACCTACAATCTTCATACCTGCCATAATAGCACTAGCAGGATTAGTTCCGTGTGCACTTGTGGGAATCAAACATACAT